CAAAAAATACTCAGTGACGATCGGGAGTAGATACTAGCATGTCCCTAGATGCTGTTGGTGCACCTGCTATAATAGTTGCTCTTATATTTACTGCATTAGTGTCATTTGAATCCCATTCAAAACAAGGACCATTAACAATTAAAGCAATTAAAGTTTGACCTAAATTATCCAATGACCATTGACCAGGTTCTGCAACTTTATCGGTTGAAGTTGATGCTTGGCCCCATCCAGAAAAACCAGTATAGTTAGTAACCGTTGCACCATTACTATGAGAAGCGTTAGCCGTGCCTCTAACATTTCTAGTTATTCCTGTAAAACTAGTAGCCGTAATACCTGTGTAGGAAATTTCTTCGTTGTCTACTTTTATAAAATTTGTTCCCGAACTTGGAAATCCAGTTGTGCTAGCTACGTTGATAGTGGTTCCGGTTCCACCTGTTCCAGCAGAGTCAGCATTTAATGCCCCATTTAAAGTTGTTGTTTGAGGACTTGTTACAGTCCCACCCCATTGAGATATACCAAAACCATAAACTCCAACTTGGTCTGCCGGACCTACATGGTAATACTGATAGTAAGTTATGCCTCCAGAAGTTGTGGCTCCTGATCCTGTTTCATTAGAAGGCATTGTAATTGTAAGAGTAGTAGTTGTTGGTGCGCTTGTTACCATAAATTTTTTATCAGCAAAATCAGACGCTCCAAAATTAGAGTTAGTAATAGGACTAAATGTAGATGCCTCTCCAAACAAAATAATATCTCCTACTTTAAAATTATGTGCACTACTAAATGTAAGTGTTACTGTAGGGGATCCGTTAGTTGTGCTAAAAAAATTTGTGGTAGCGGTTCCAGATGGATTAACTAAAGGATGAATATCATAGTATACTCCTCCAGAATATACATATAAAATTCTATTAGTACCTACGACAGCATATTTAATACCTATTTTATTGACCATGTGATGCAAACCTCTGGCCGCGCCAGTTAATTTACTATCTCCTAATTGATTCCAACCACCTATTTTTTCAGGTGTGCCATATCTAAAACGTACATTTTCGCCGTCTGTCCACTGTGATTCAGCGCCGGTAGATGTAACCTGTTTATTGAAACCTGGTAAAAATCCTAATTTTTGTAACATAAAAAACCTTTGAAATATCTGAATTATGTTATATATTAAATATATAGAGAATGAAAGATACAATCTAATGGCTTATGATCATAAAATATCGGATTTAAAATACAGGATTAATGGACTAGTTCCTAAAAATATCTGTCAAAAATTAATAGAAATATTTGAAAAATACCCTGAATTATATCTTACTGAAGAAAGCTATAAGTATAAGACTAATAAAATAGAAAAAGATAATTTCCAATGTATAAATCTTTCTCGAACCACAAATCCTAATGAAGATATTAAGTGGGCTTTAGAAACGGCATCACAATTTATCAACATTATGATAGCTAATTACGTATTATACATTAGGTCTAAAGGGATATGTCCAGCGTTTACTAATCATAATTTAAATGCTAGTCAAAACATAAGAATATTAAGATATCAAGAAGGACAATATATTAAAGAACATACTGATGTAGATATAAGAACTCGAGGATCTTGTACTTTAAATTTAAACGAAGACTATGAGGGAGGAGATTTTACATTCTTTAATGGTAGAATAAAAGAGTTTTATAAGACCGGGGATGCCTTGATATTTCCTGCCGAACCTATCTGGATACACGGAACAGAGCCTATTACTAAAGGCACTCGTTATGCTGTTAATTGTTTTCTACACTCAAAAGATGAAAGTATTCCAGAATGAAATTAGTATTTCACATACCTGATAAGTTATATTATATTCAAAATTTTTTAGATTATTCTACTTATAAACAATTACATTATGATGTGTTTAAAAGTAAAAATGTTAAATTATTTTCAGCCAAAAAACAATGGGATAAAAGATTATTAGAAGGACTTAAAAAATCTCCTGACCGATCAGACCTAGCCCCTGAATATGGTCCATTAAAAAAACTAAATATTCTTTTAAATACTAATCCTTTTCATAAAGTTAATCATCAAATTAAAGAATTTATATTACATTCTATGAGAGATAATTCTGGTATAAATTGGCATAATGACCCTCATACTAACTATGGAATTACTTATTATATAAACAGAAGATGGAATCTTAAATTTGGAGGAGAGTTTTTATTTATGCATGAGAAGACTAATGGCTTTATACCTTTAGTAGGTAATTCAATAGTTATTCTTAAAACACCTTTTGTACATAAAGTAACTCCTGTAATGAAGCCTTTAATTCCTAGAAAAACAATTCAAATTTTTATACCGAAAGATGGTAATGAAAATATTGGGTATTAATATATCTCACCATATGTCCTATTGTGTTATAGAAAATGGAGAAGTTAAATCATTTTTAAATGAAGAAAGGTTAAATAAACAAAAACATTTTGGACCTACTTTAGAAACCTTTAATAAAATAAAAGGATTAAAAATATTTAAAAATATTGAATTTGATGTTGTAGCTCTTACCAGTTGGGTAGAACATAAAGATGAGCTAGAATTAGCTAAGTTAATCTTAGATAAATTAAAATATAAAAAATATATTTTTGACAGAGAAAATCACCATAAATACCATGCTATATCCGCTTTATATCATTCTAATTTAAATGAAGCAGTTGCTTTAATAAGAGATGGAGGAGGAGCTCCGTATTCATATAAATACCCAAATCACCGTGAAGTAGATTCAATATGGAAAGTAAATAAAAATAAAATATATTTTACATATGGTCATTATTCAGATGCTAGATTTAATAGTTTAAATAAAGAAATTAAAAAAGATAACGCACTTTTAACTTCAAAAATTGTAGGTGGATATAAATATGCTTTATATAGTGAACAAGCAGGGTTTCCTGTAGAGTATGGTCAGTTTATGGGTTTAGCTCCTTATGCAGAAGTGAAAGAAAAATACAATAATATAGATTATAAAGAAGTTGAACTTGCACACAAAGCTCAAACAGAAACATTCGATGAAACATGTGAATTAATAGAAAAAATTGATTCTAAAAATATTATTTTATCAGGTGGTTATTTTTTAAATTGTTTAAATAATTTTAAGCTTGTTAAAAAATACCCTAATATAAATTTTTTTGTAGATCCAATACCCCATGATGCGGGGACAGCTTTAGGAGTTGCAGTGCATACTGCAAATTATATATGATAATAGGACCTCCTATGTTAACACACAGCTTCTTAAAATGGTTAAGTGAGCAGGATACAAAAAATAAAATTATACTAGAATTTGGTAGTGGTGGTTCTACTATTCATTTTAGTAAAATATTCAAACAAGTTATATCTTTAGAATCTAATGATGAATTTAGATTAGAGTTAATGAAACAACTTCCAAACAATGCTTCTATTTATGATCTTACTTTTGATATGTTTCCGGATATTCTTAATAAGGTAGATTATGTGCTTATAGATAATAGTGAAGTAATGTCTTATAAAAGAAGAGATGTAGCTATAAATTTAATTGAAAAATTTAATTATAAAAATACAATTATACTAGACAATGGAAACTGGGATCCAAATGCTTATTTTTATTTAAAAAAAATGTGTGAGAAATGTACTGACTATGGTTGGTCTAATACTTACGGTCAAGAAACAATCACTTCAGTATTTACAGGAATCAAATATGAGAATAGTTAAAAATCAAACAGAAGCTGTAGAATTACTTTTAAGAAAAGAGCCTGTAGTTATATTTCAAGGTTTATCTGAGTTTGGTCCGAGAGCCTTGGGTAATCGATCTATGCTATTTGATCCAAGAAATAAAAATGCTAAAGAAATTATTAATAAAATAAAAGGTCGACAATGGTGGAGACCTACAGCAGCTACTATATTGCATGAACATAAAGATGATTGGTTTGATTTTGGAGGCTTGGATGAATCTCCATATATGACTTTTGCGATTGAAGCTAAAGAAAAAGCTAGAAAAGAAATACCTGCGGTTGTTCATGTTAATAATACTTGTAGAATCCAAACATTAAAAAAAGAACAAAACCCTATTTATTATAACTTAATAAAAGAATTTTATGAAACAACTAAGGTACCTGTTTTA